AATAAAGTCTTCTAATTTTATTTCTATATATCGACATATAAAGGGTGACTCTTATAACAAGATAGGCATTTATAATATTCAAAAAGATAAAATGGATTATAAATCATGCTCAAAAAATGAAAATACTAAAATTTTAAAAGAAGATAAATTAATAATTTTAAATCAATTTGAAATTTTAGTTAATGAAATTATAATTCAGGATATAATTGTTTAAAAAAATAAGCTCAGCATATGATATTGTTTAAAAAAATAAGCTTAGCATCTGATAAAGAAATATCTGGATATTTTAAGGTGGATAAGTATCTTTATAATATTACAGGTTTCGTTTATTGTAAACGCATAGATTTTATTATTGCTTGTCGAAACCCCGATCTTGATATTTCAACTTTTTGCGGATATGATCCGGTTACTGAAATGTTTTATGATAGTTCTTTTAATAATATACTAAATATAAAAAAAATAAAAGACCCAGCATTATTAACGCTATTTAAAAATACAAAACTGTTAAATGAAACTTTAAAAAAAGCTGAAGATTATTTTATAATAGAAAATATAGTTAAATGAATGATAAATTTTTGAGCAAATTAAACCAAAAAGCACATGATGAGATAATCTTGTCTTTAAATGATGAAGCAAAGTTAGCCATTATAGACATTTCAGAAACTGGAAAATTTGGAAGTAAAGATTTCAAAAGTATACGTAATGCTATGCGTTCTTTTCATACTTTATGTAAAGTAGGGCTCGTTAGTGCTGGTAGAAATGGTGGCATTATTATCAATAAAGAATGCGAAGATGCTTTTCAATTATTAAAATCAACAAATGATTATGAAAGATTGATTAAAGAACGTATTATCAAAAAAATTATAGAATGAATAGTTTTTATAAAGTACAAGACCAGTTGACAATAAATGGTTTTATTTATTTATTTATTTTAAGTTTTTATAAACCAAATATTAATTCCATATATAATGTTGACTCAATATATGTTTCATATATCGGCACAAAAGATAGATATGAGTATGCTCATCTTGGCATATACGATTTTGAAAATAAAACTCTTATAGATAATACTGGCAATATGTATTTTCGAACTGATTCTCAAGTAAATTGCGTTAAAAAACTATTCAAGTCTAATATTTTTGATACAAACTTATTACATGATATTATTGAAGATTTAGTTAAAAAATATAAAAATGAACTTATGATTATGGATATCATACAATGATTTTTAAATTTATATTAGATAATATTTTTGTAAGCAGAAAATGGTACGAAAATTATAGCGATATTAGCAAAAGTGGATGGTATTTTGTGTATTATCCAGGCAAACATAACAAGCATCTGTTAGCAAATAGTGCTATTTATGTTATTGTTGATGAGTTTTTAGGATCAAATGTTCACACGGCATGCAGCACTCATGCGACAAACAATAATATTTATATTGGCTATAATCGTGAGAGTGACCACTGCATTTATTATGGACCAATTAAAGTAAATAAACAAAATATTAAACCGCCGAAGAAAATGGTCGAGAAGATTCGAAATGAAAATATAATAAAACACATTGTAGAGTAATTTAAAAGGAGAAATAATTATGAGTATTGATTTAGATAAAATTGTTGTAACTGTTAAGAAAAGTTTTGGAAAAGATAAGGGTTTGGCTGATAAGGTTAGTCGAGGAGATATGATTCACAGGCCAACCGGTGATGAAGATTTTGTTCATTGGAAAGGATCCCCTTTTGAGCAGCTTACTGGAGTGAAAGGATTACCTTTTGGTAAGGTTGTACAAATAGCTGGAAAACCAGATTCTGGTAAATCTACACACGCCGCTCAATTTATGAAATTAGCCCAAGATCAAGACTGCACTGTAATCCTGTTTGATTCAGAAAATAAATTTAGTGCTAATCGGTTTGATAAATACTTTGGAGGCAAAAGTGACGATCTTTTGGTGATTACATCAAAGATGATCCTAGAGGGCGCAGAAATGTGTGTGCGTTATATTAAAGCAATTAAAGAGCAAGATAGGGCACGCAAAATATTATTGGTTTGGGACAGTATCGGTGGTTCATTACCCAAAAATGAAGGAGATGGACACTCTATGGATGCTTCTAAGCAAATGGCAGCAGCAGCCAAAGAAAATGGTGCGGCATTACGAGGTATTCTTAGAGAAATTGAAGCTTGGAGAGATCCTAAAACTGGAAAAGAAACCATAGCAGTATTATTAATTAATCAAAGTTATAGTAATATTGGTTCTCCTGGTCAAACAGAGGCTGGAGGTAATAAGATTTTTTATTATAGCTCGATAATTTTGCAGTTAACACGTAAAAAAGACCTTATTGTTACTCGCAATAAAATTAAGCGCAAAATAGGAATTGTATCAAGAGCTAAAGTAAAAAAGAATCATTTGTTTGATGGAGAGGATTCTATTTCCGAACTGGACTTAGCAATTAGGGCCGGTGGTATTACATCAATGCTTGATTCTGTCGCTGCAGAAAAAGAAGGCTGGGATGTTGGTGGAGAGGATGACAATGATACGGAGGGCGAATCAGAAGATTAATTATAATATAGGCTGTATTTTTGAATATACTAATAGAAAAATATGTAATAATTGTAAAATAATAAAATTATTTACAGAATATTCATTTTATAATAAATCTAAAAATATATTAAAAAATTCTTGTAAATCTTGTTTAAATCAAGAATCTAAAGAATACATGCTTAGAAAGATTGGGCGTAAAATTGTTGACAGGCCAAAAATATTAATTAATGGTAAAACTTTTGCTCAAATGAATGATATAGAGAAGAAACTTTATTTCATAGAATATAGAAAAATAAACTCAGCTAGAATTAAAAAGCAAAGAGAAAATTATAGAACAAACAATAAAGAAAAAATTGATGCCTTACTTAAAATAAGAAAAGCAAAATATAAAGGCTCTAAAATGGAGGCGCGAGATAAGCAGGCAACAAAACAATGGAGAAAAGATAAACGCGAAAAAGATCCGTTTTTTAGATTATTAGAGAGTGTATCTTCTAATATAAGAATATCTTTAAAATCATCAAATATAAAAAAAAATAAATCATCAGCTAAATTGCTAGGACTTGTGATCGAAGATTTTTTTAAAAATTTAGAAAATCAATTCGAACCGTGGATGACTTGGGAAAATAGAGGAATTATTAGCAATAACTACAATAAAGATGATATTTCAACTTTCACTTGGCAACCAGATCATATAATCCCACAATGTGCTTATATATTATCTAAAGATGGCAACACTATTTGGGAAGATTCTATACGGGATCTTTGGTCAAGCAAAAATTTGAGACCACTAGAATCAAAGGCCAATAATATAAAAAGAGGTTTAGTAGTACAAAAAGCCATCGATATTATACAGATTCATCCGCACATAACCCAATACTTAACCCCTGAATACCTCAAAAAAGTCGAAGAATTTAGGAAAACCAAAACCAACGCATAAGGCAATATATGTTACAAGAAGCAACTGCCAATCAGCAGGCACTCAGTAAAATTAAACAAGGAGGCTCAACATTACCTCTCCAAAAGATACTAATAGCTGGATTGAAACCAAATGAAATTATTTATTATTATGCGCTTACCTTAAAGGAGGGCCCATTATATTTAGAAATTATTGGTTTCGAATGTCCACCAGAGGTAAATCACATAAAATCCAAAAAAAATGTTACAAAAATAATAACATACAATGATGCACAAAATTACGCCAGAGAAAACAAAGACACTATTATTAGTAAAAAAATAAGCTGGCAAAGAATAATCGAGATACAAAACTTAAGCTACATATTAAAGTAAGCTTAAGAAAATAAGTTAAATAAAACATAAAATACAAAAGGATAAAATATGAGTACATTTGGAGCAACAAGTTGGGATACAGAGCCATCAAATGGTGGTCAAAATCGTAAAGGTTCTGATACATTCTTGAAATTAGAGTCTGGCGATAACGTAATGCGTATTGTCACGAAGCCTCATGAATATTTAGTACATGACTTTAAGCCTATTAAAGATGCGCCTGGTTATGGCACTAAGCTTAAATCATCAATGTATCATGGTGCGGATCCATTATGTGAGGCGCCATGGAACCTTAAACCAAAACAACGTTGGTATCTTGGCGTAATTGATCGGAAAACTCAGAGTTATAAAATTCTAGATATTTCGTCATCAGTTTTTAAAGGTATACAAGTACTAGTTCGTGATGAAGATTGGGGGGATCCATCTCAATATGATGTTAACGTGAAAGTTAATAAACAGGGCGGTGCCGCAGGATATTACATGGTGACACCAAAATCAAAAAAACCATTAAGCGCTTCTGATTTAGATATTCGCAATAATATTAATCCGGAAGATCTGAAACGCAGGTGTACTCCTCCAACATACGAAGATGTAAAAAAACGTATGGACGAGGTAATTACAAAGGCAAACATTTCAGGCGATAATGTTACCGCTTCAGTGCCTGTTGTAAAAAGTGATGTTGTGGCAAAGGTAGAAACAGTGGAAACACCTCAAACAGTGGAAACAGATACCAATGTTGACGATTTTGATTTTCCAGCTGCTGATGAATAATAGATAAATAACAGATTAATTAAGGCAATCTTCGGGTTGCCTTTTTTATTATATTACTACTGTCATATATACAGTATGAAAACTAAAATATTAGGCTTAGATATATCGTCATCAACTATTGGCGTATCATTAATTGAACAAAACGATAAGAATTTGAAATTAAAACTTTTACATTACGAATATTATAAACCTCCAAAAGAGGGCTCTATATTTGAAAGATTATCTGCAATTAAAAGTTATATTTTAGAAATATTGTCCAAACATAAGCCTGATGAAGTAGTAATTGAAGATTACATACAATTCATGTCTGGAGGTTCCGGGGCAAAGACGATTCAATTATTAGCAATTATTAATAGAACAGTAGGCTTGACAGTGTATGAAAAAATTGGTAAAGTTCCCCATCTACTTGGTGTTCCTACGATTAGAAAATTAATTAAGCCTGAGGGATATGAAGGCAAGGTAGGCAAAGAAGAAGTGCCAGAGATTGTTGCCGAAATTTTAGGAATTAAGTTTCCTTGGGAATATAATAAAAAAGCTCGTGCGATAATTGAAAATTATGATATTGCTGATGGTATTGCTGTAGGAATAGCTTGGACAAAGTTTCGACGTGAACAAATGATAAAGGATATAGTAGAGTGAGTGTTTAAGGCCATACTCTGCCAAACAAAATATTATTGATGGAGATAGAAAATAATATTTAGTATTGATTTGTTTCTGATATTCTCACTGTTTTAATTATAACATGAGATTATTTTAATTATTTACAATTATAAAAAAAAATGACTAAAAATATAATAAATTGGTTAAATGTTGAAGAAATAACACAGCTTGGTATTTATTATTGTTATAATACTAATAATACTAAAAATACTAAAAATTCAAAACTCATGGTTAATTATCCTTATGATATTGAATATTTAAAAGGCAGTGTGTGGGCAAAACGTACTTTATTTTTTCATTCTTCTTCAGGAATTGATCCCGGCCCTCCATCAAAAAATGTAATAAAGAACTTTAAAATAAAATTAATGATTAAGGAAATAATAGAATGAATTTACAAGAAGCATATAAATTACTAGATGTAAAAGAAGGATCAACAGAAGACGAGGTAAATAAAGCTTTTCGTAAGTTGGCAATTAAATATCACCCTGACAAAAATAAAGATGACCCCATTGGTGCTGAAAAGAAATTTAAAGAAATTAATGAGGCATTTCAAACAATTAATAATCCTGAAAAATTTAGAGATAGCGGGGTTGGTTTTCAGCAACAGCATAATCATGGTGGATTTGATATGTCAGATATTTTTCGACATGTTATGCACCAACAGCAAGTTCCACGTAATCAAAAACCAACTGCTCAGGCATCCGTAAAAATAACTTTTGCTCAGTCAGTATTGGGTTGTGCCAAAGATATTACTTTTAAGCGTTATGAAAAGTGTAGTGGGTGTAACGGTAATGGCGGTAAAACAACTGTAGATAATTGTATTAGTTGTGGAGGAACAGGCCAAAAACAAATGGTTAGTGGTAATGTCAGAATGGTGCGAGGATGTGAGGTTTGTAATGGTTCTGGTAAAAAGTTTGATGCTTGTAAGTCTTGTGTTGGTATAGGTTCTAAGACAGAATCGTTTACATGTAATGTGAATTTACCTGGAGGATTAGAAAATCAACAAAGAATCAGGTTGGAGGGAGCTGGTAATTTTGAAGTATCTTCGCCTCACGGAGATATGAGATCGCCTGTTATTATTGCTATTGAAGTTGAAAAAGATTTTGATATGATTTTGGTAGAAGAAAATGTAGTATCAAATATTACAATTAATCTTTTAGAAGCACTTCAGGGTACTAATAAAAAAGTTAGAACGGTTAAGGGTGATTTGACACTAAAAGTTCGAGCTAAGACGAAAAACAAAGATATACTAAAGGTTGGAGGATATGGTGTAGCAGGAGCCGGTGCGCACCTATTTAACATTAACGTTGATTATCCGGATAACGTTGATGATTTGATAAACATTTTAGAGAAAGAATAATATGGGGTTTTTAATTAATTGTACAACTAAAGGCTGTCGTCAGGAAGTTGAACCAATGTATGATTCAGTTACCAATGTTGCTAGTTGCCCGATTTGTTTAAATGAAATAACAAATATAACTCAATTTGCTAAAAATCAAATGAAATCTTTAGGCCATGCAAAAAGAGAAGATGTGAAAACAGCTTTCTCTGTTAAGTGTGTAAATTGTGGCAAAATTGATAAGCCTGATGTAAAGGGCAATAAGGGCTTTTGTAAAAGTTGCAAATGTGATATGAAGTTAACGGGACCATTCTTACAAATGATGAAAGTAAATAAATTTTCCGAATGAGTATTACTGATTTTTCAAAACAAATTCAAGATCGCTCCAAAGCCTATAACCAAGTTTTATCTGCTTGTTCCATTTTGTTAAAAAATCATCCATCAGCGAATCAAGCAAAAAAATATCTTGATAGCCGATGTTCTCAGTATGATCAGGAAAAATTTAATTTTGGTTACTTTCCGTCAAATGAACACCTTAATGATTTGTTTGACATTATGGATCGCTCCGTGATAGAGTCTTTAGGTTTAATATATAATAAAACTGTTCAAGATTCCAATGTTCTTAGAGATATGCCTTTTGGTTTATTAAATACAAATAATTTAATTATGCCATTTAAAAATCTTTATGGTGATACATTAGCTCTGGTTGGAAGAACATTGCTGGATAAATCTGATTGCACAAATCAGAATATACAAAAATATAAATATACTAAAAATTTTAATAAAAGATTTCATTTATTTGGTTTAAATTTTGCAAAACACAGTATATTAAGCAATGATTATGTAATTTTAGTTGAAGGTCAGTTTGATTGCATATCTGCTCAGTCAAATGGCTTTCACAATGTTGTTGCAATTGGTGGTGCAAGTCTGTCAACTCATCAGTTTAATATTCTCAACAGACTAACTAATAATTTTTATTTCCTATTAGATAATGATGCTGCTGGAGAAAAGGGATTTCTTTCGGCTCAAAGTAAATATTGTTCAAAAATTAACATTAAAAAAATAGAACTGCCAAAAGAATATAAAGATGTTGATGAATACTTGAAAAAAAGTATTAACTATAATATATTTATCTAAAACTTACATGATAATTCTTCCTGAACTAAAGGTAAAATATCAGCTATTACATAGGTTTTGTGATAATTTGTATAAAAATTTTATAATTGAATATATTATAAAATGAAAATAATAAAAATTAAACATGAAGAATTCTGCTTAAAGGAACTTTCACCATCATTAGATATTATTGTTTATAATTATAATGGCGCAGATGAATTGAATTATGGTGACCCATATCAATTTAAAAATATATATGCAATTTTTAATAAATCTAATGATGCATTTACCACATATAATGGTCATAAATTAAACACACCATTAATAGAATTTTTTAAAAATGAAATGAACATTTATTTAAATGAGTTAATAATACAAAATATTATCGAATAACTAATAATAATCACTTTCAGTATCGTGCCATCAAACTTAGGATATATACTTCTTTAAGATTGGTGGTTTTTCTATTTGAAGGTTATATGATTCGTAATAATGATACTACAAATTATGATTTTTTCTCAAAAGATACAGAAGAGTCATTTTACTGGGCAGGATTTATTGCTGCTGATGGGTGCGTTTATTCTAAAAAATCTAAATATTCAATTTTAAAAACATTAGATATTAATCTTTCAATAAATGACAGAGATCATTTAGAAAAGTTTAAATTAGCATTAAATTCATCAAAAAAGTTATATATCAAAAATCAAGGAAAAAATATTAGTTTTTATATAGCTAAAAAATTTAATCCAATTTATGATGATTTATTAAGATTTGGTATAACAGAAAGGAAAACACATACATATAATATGCCTCAATGGCTAATCAACCATCCATTAGTACGTCATTTTATCAGAGGAACATTTGATGGTGATGGTGGTTTTTATTTAAATAATAAAGAAAAATATTTACAAATGCGATCTCGCATGACAGGCACAATGCCATTTTTAATTAATTTTAAATATATATTAGAAAAAAATTGCAATTATTCTTCTGCATCTAAGCCATACATGTATAATGGTACAGGATCTTTAAATTTTTCTGGTAACTTAAGATGCGCACTAATAGGAAGTTACATGTATGACAATTCTAATGTTTTTATGATGCGAAAATTTAATCAATATTTAAAAGCTAAAGATTTAGTTAAACCAAAGTATTTAGGGCTAGTAAAGGAAAAACATGGCAAAAAATAAAAATAATGGCGATAATGATGATACATATGGGCGGGTTGATAGGACTAAAAACAGATCAGATTCATACCAACATGTTCTCTTAGAACAGCCGTGCTCACCGGAAATGATGACCGAAGTAGCTGACTCTAAAGGGATTTCTGCACAGCTTAATCCTTTTGGCTATAATGAGGAAATCTTGGAACTGCAGGACCAGCTGAAGGCGGCATTCTGGAGACTTGTTGATACTGGCCTGACTAAGAGGCAGGCTGAGGTGGTAAAGCTTTATAGTCAAGGCAGGACGCAAACAGAGATTGCTAAATTATTAAGTGTGAATCAAAGTTCTATAACTAAAAGTCTAAACGGAAATGTTAGCTACGAAGATAAAACACATAAGAAGTCATATGGCGGTAGTTTGAAAAAGCTAAAAAAACTTGCGCAAAAAGATGTGGAAATTCTTGACATTATAGATCAGATCGCCGAATTATCTTAACTAATAATTACGTTATGAACTTTTAAAATGAAATTATGCCCATTTCAAGATCTGTTCCGGTAATTGTAAAAAATGATGAAAAATATTGCTTTGGGTGCTCTACTATAAAGAAGAAGTTTGCATTTAATAAAGATAAAAAATCAAAAGATGGCTTAACTTTTAAATGTGCTGGATGTATTTACTTAATACGTGATCAAAAAGTTTCTAAATTTATTATAGTTACACCTAACATTATTACCTGTAAAACATGTAATAAAGATAAAAGTTATTTAGAGTTTGGAATAAGAAAAGTTTCTGAAACTGGTAGAAATGATCATTGTCAATCTTGCTTTGCTAAAACATATGATTATGAACAGGCTCGCCAAGATCGCAGGTTTAGAGTGAATTGGTTAAGATCTTTAAAAGAAAAAGATCCTTGCGTCGATTGTGGAAAGTATTTCCCAGGAGAATTAATGGATTTCGATCATTTAGGAGATAAGAAATATAATATCTCATATATGGTATTGCATAATCTTTCTAAAAAAGAAATCAAAAACGAGATATCTAAATGTGAAATTGTTTGTTGTTACTGCCATGGTAACCGTACAAGAAAAATGCATGATAAAAAGTATCCTAATGCTATTGAAAATTTGCGTAATGCTCAAAAGCACAGGAAAATTAAAGATAAATTAATTTTTGAGGCTAGAAATAAACCTTGCGCTGTATGTAATATACCGTATCCAATTCATAATATGCAATTAGACCATACTAATCATAATAATAAAATTATGGCACTTAGTGTTAGCGGAAATTATTCGCTAGTTGCTGTAAAATTAGAAATTGATAAATGTCAACCTATTTGTGTTGGATGCCACCGAACAAAATCACTGAAGGAACAGCTAGATAGGGATTACACTATAAAAGTCACAAAAAAAGATATTAAATCTAAAAAAGATGCTAGATATGCTTTTACACAGAGTTTTTTAGATACCGAAAATCAATTGAAAAAATGTTTGGGCTGTTTTATTATCAAACCGTTTTCAGAAATGAAACAACCTCAAAGGCAAGCTAAATTTAACAAATGTATTAATAAATATTGTATTGATTGTGATAAAATTTACACACAAGAAATAGAGAATTTTAATTCCGGTCCAGAATATCCTTATCTATAGCTTAACACACTCTTTCCACACAAACGCACCATAACTTTGCATTGCCTTATGTATAATAAACTACTTTCCATGGCTACAGCTTATCTCAAGGCTTCACTTCGCAATAGTTTTAATCTTACTGAATTCAAAAATATGGAACCAGAAAAGGCATATTACTATGCTGACGAAACATTGCCTATAATCAGCTCTGGGTCGTCACGAGTAGCGTATATATTGTCTAGTACTAAGGTGTTAAAGTTAGCATTAAATGTAAAAGGTATAGCTCAAAATGAAACGGAGTATATTATGTTTCAAAAATATAAGAGCACAAACTTAATAACTAAGGTATACGAAACTGACAACGATTCTCACTGGATGATTTCGGAATTAGTTCGTCCGGCTACAAATAGTGACTTCGATAATATACTTGGAGTATCATTTGATGATTTCACGGAGTTAATCAGTTTAACTTGTTATGATGAAGAGATATATGATCATTTAGATGAAAAATCAAAGCAATTTATTAAAAATGTATATGATTTAAAAACTGATGCTAACTTAGTTGATGCTGACCAGTTAACATCTTGGGGTAAAACAGTAGATGGAATGCTAGTATTATTAGATACTGGTGCTGATAGAGAAATAATTCAGCAATATTACCAATTTGATCGTGGTTTTAATACTTATGAGCCATTTTATAAAACTATTAATTCATCTGAAGCATTTAATAAATTAAAATCTATGATTGAAAGTGATTATGTGACAGATGATGCTGAAGTTGCATATTTAAGTCATTCTTTAATTAAAAATAAAAATTTAGCTGAGGCATTTTTAGAATTAAAAAATAATAGGCATTATGATAATCAATCTTTTGATCGGATAGTTAGTATATTTGCTGAAAATGATGATTGGAACACTTTATTATTTGGCCAAGATTATGATGCAGATGATTACGACAATGCTTGACAAGCGTTGATAAAATGTTATAGTGAGCCTATGTCAATTGTAGATGCTAAATTCAATATGTATTTTTCATTCATTACTAATAGTGGTGAAAATTTAGTTTATATTACCTCAGGATCTTTTTATAGCAGAAATCGTCAAGATTTTACTTCATTACAGCTAGAACTGTCTGAGTTTTTAAAAACAGATTGTTTTAAATTATTTTTATCTAATAACAAAACAAAAATAGTTAATACTTTAAAATTTAATTTAATTAGAGATGAAAAGAAATTTTTATCTATTTTAGATATGTCAAATAAAGAATTGTTAGAAAGAAAAAATTCAATTTTGTTATTTGATGGTGATTTATTAAGAGAACTTACTCATATAGCTATTAATGAATTATTGATTGAAAATATTATTATATAAACTGCATAATAGTTCTGCATTGATATATGCGCTTTAATGCTGATTGGCAATTATATAATGAAATTGATAAAAAAGCTGGGGCTTTCTTTAAGAAAGCTCAACAGTTTAATATGCCTTTTAGCTTTCCTGAAGAGTCATCTTTGGTTAATCCTGAAGTTGATTCATTAGGTTTATATTGGTTATGTTTTGAGTGTAAAAAAAGAATTAATCAAGAAGACATAAGGGAGATAGAGAATTTTAAAAAAATTAAGATAAAAGAGTTTATTGACAGTGAAACTACACCTTTAACAAAAGAAAAGCTTGATGTTTTAATCAGTAAAATTGTCCAAGAAATAAATAAATTTGATGTAATTATTGAAGATCGCTTTGGAAGACAGGTTTATGACTTTTATGATGCACTAAAAGAAGTGTTAAAATCAATGCTCGATTCAATATCTTTCGATGAATTAACACAAATAATAAGAGAATATGAAAAGACTATTGTAAATTATGGTAAAGTTGTAAATATTTATAATAAATTAAAATTATTATTTAATTATCATGAATTTGTTCATACATATACTGGAACTGATGATCCAGAAGGCGTAAAAAAACAGTTGTTTGGTTTAGAACATAAAGCTTTATCAATAATTAATGAAATTAATAATGAGTTGCAATTAATTGTTGGTAAATCGCCACAAGAAGAAATTACAATTACAAAAGAAGCTCCTATCTGTGGAGATCATGATATGAATTATTATTGTGATTTTCCTACATGTGACAACTTTACACTAGATAATCATAAAATATTCTTAGTAGAGAGTTTTGAGTCGAAGTTATTAGAGAAAATAATTAAAACAGAAAAGAGTTATCAATATTGTGAAAATCATGCCGCAAGATGTGAATCTTGCGGGGACGACTTAGCTATATATGATGCTGTTGACGAAAATAGTCAGAAACCAGTATTTCATGAAGAAAAATGGTATCACTCAAAATGTTATAATGATAATTTCACATCGTGTGATGAGTGCAACAGTATAGTAGATAGGGAATCTGCACTTTGGAAAGAAAGTACTCAACAATCTTTATGTCAAGATTGTTATGTTAATGACGAAGAAGACAGTATAGATAAGGAGCCAGATTTTAATGAAGCAAAAAAGTTAGTTCATGAAATTAAAAAGCATCAAGGTTCACTTTATCCACTTGATGCATCTATTATTATTGGAAATATTCTTCCAACTTTAATATCAGCTCACAAAAAATTTGGCAATATCGCTTTCGATCCAGATAGTAGCCAAAAAGAATCTGAAAATAAAGCTCTGCAATCAATATTATCACGTATACAGAAACCTGAAGCAAAGGCAGCTGTTGAGACTGAGTTACAAACTAATGGTATTGAAGGTGCTATTAAAACATTTCAAAATAATATTATATATCAAACTAGCATGAAAGAGAAATATCCGACATTAAAGGGTTATCGCCCTTTGCCTGTAAATGTGGCCATTGAAAGTAGTGATAGTCACTCCGGTATGGTAGTTGCTCTTTATCCTTCTGACGAAATGTTGGCCTGGGCTAATAAGAGTTTGCCAGGAGCAGCTAATTTTTATCAAAATGTATTAGCTGGTATGGGTCATCATAGTGGTGCTCTTGGTTATGCTCGTTTAAGTGAAAGTAACGGCAATCTTTTAATTGATAATTTGCAAACAGATATTGATAAGCAATCTAAGGCTATCAGTAATTATGAAAAAAGATTAATAGAAAAAGTTGATTCTTTTGAAAGAGAAATAACTAGGATTAATTACTTAGTACAATATTTAAATGTAGAGCACGACAACGAGATAATAAAACAACACAAAGTAGATATAAAATCTTGGCAAGAAAAATCAGATCAGGCAGAAAAAATTCTAACTAACTATAATGCTTATGTTGTATTTTGGACAAACGCTGTTGATAAATTTTGGGCACCATATCTTTTAGATACAATTAAACAATATGCTAAAGCCGCTGGTAAAAAAGCATATCTTACCAGTTATGATATGCAGGTAGAAAAATGGCCAAACCTTCCAAAACGAAATAAAGATGTTTACGATCGTCTCCCTGACATGATGGGTATGGCTCAAGACAAAGTTTATGTTAAGCCTGAGAGTTTAAGTGGTAAAGAATGGTTATTAAAACGAGTTGCTAATTATTGCGATAAGTTTTACAAATTAGCTATTAAAAGGAAACAATTTTATGTTTAATCAAATTTATAAATTAGCAAGCATATATCTTTCTAAAATATCATCTACTCGTGGTAATTTTAGCTTGCAATATTTCAGCTCTCTTCCTCATGCTGCTGGTTTTAATTATGCTCAAGACAATTTAGAAATATTAGGTCACGGCTCATCTCGGGCAGCATTTATTTTGACTTCCAAGAAAGTTTTAAAGATATCAAAAAACCAAGCCGGTTTTGTGCAAAATAATAAAGAAAAAGAATTATATGAAAGATTTAAAAATACAGATTTATTGACTAAAGTTTTTGCATCAGATCCTAATGGTTCGTGGATTATTGCCCAATTAGTTCAACCGATTGAAACCGCCGCACAATTTAAAAAACTATCTGGTATTGGGTTTGCAGAATTAAAAAGTTATTTAAACGTAGACCCCGATGATTATGAAGATTTAGAATTTGAGCTAGAAATGATGGGCATTGGCAAACAGGGTCAAGAGTTTTTAATGAAGGCTACAAGGTTAGCAAGAGAAGCCGATTTAATTAAAGGTGATTTTGCTAAGCCCGATTCCTGGGGAAAATCAGCTGATGGAAATTTAGTTTTGTTAGATTATGGTTTAAATAATGAATTGTATAATAAGCATTATCAAAGTGGTTTTGTTAAGAAACCTGATGATGATAACAAACAAACCAGAAGAAACGCTTAAAGTAGTGATATATTAACAACATGAACCTAAAATAACTACTATTTATTAGATATTAATTTAGTAAAGTGCTGTACAAATGTTTTATTGGGAGATTTAATGAACAAATATTCTGTTGACTATTCAGATTTAGACCAAGAGCTTTCTGTAGATAAGTTCTATCACTATGCAGAAGTTAAAAATTCTTTGGTCAAGGTAGCGTTTGATATTGTTAAATTCAAAGATTCTGAAGGGATCGATGGTCTTTGGCAAATTAAAGCAACAGATGATGGTGAGGTGATTGTTGCTATGTATTCAGATGATGATATTAAAATAGCCAGTTCAGCTTCTACTTTCAAAACAGCTTCTTTAAAATCGCCTTGGTCTGTTTTACCAGACCACAGAAACAGCACAGTACATCTTTTTTATAAAGATGAGCCTGTTACCAAGTTTGCAGCAAAAGATTTTGGTATTACTGATATTGATTTTGTTTCAACAATTTTACCAACTAAATTGGCTGAAAATGATTCTTTTAGAATCGCCATGTTAAACCAGATAGCACCTGAAGACAAATCAGAACTGCTGTCCAAATTCCCAGAACTCGGAGCACTCTAATGAATCCAAGCGATGTAAACAGCTTAAAAAAAGCTTTAGGCACAATTTTAGAATCATTTTCTTCAAAAGAAAAGTTTTTAACAGGACAATTAGCATCTAAAATGAGTCTTGCGTCTCAAGAAAATCCAGGTGATCAGACAATCATTGGGTTAGCTGCTTACCTCGGTAAACGAGCTGATAAAGAACATTTTATTTCACGAGCTGAGCTTAATGATGTTTATAATAAACTATATACTAATAGCTCTCGTTGTGAACTTTATCTCGAAAAAGAATTGGGTAAAGTTTATGCTGAACCAAAAGTTGCTAAAATGCATCACGATCTAAATGAGAATGAAGATTTTTATCGTAAAAACGCCGATCAGAATTTAGTATCTGCTCTTGAAGGCGCTTTTAATAAAGAATCAGTTATAAAAGAATATTCTGATGAGCTTGCTTCAAAAGCAGCTACGGTTTGCTTGCGAGAGCTAAATAAACTATCATTTAAACCAACCAAAGTTTCAACACTAGCTGGTAATGAATTTGCTATTATCTGCCAAGCTTCTTACGAAACACCAAAAGGTGAGTGTGGCGTTTTGATTCCTGTAGAAATTATGCAAGGCAAAGCAACTATACCTTCATTATTCGTTTCCGCTGGAACATTTGAGAATATTTCTGAAGATGCAGTTAAATCTTATATTCTCCGTACTGCTGGTGTTAAAATTCAAGCAAACGTTCAAAATATTTTGAATTTAATCAAAGTTGCTAAAAAAGGTTATGAGCCAGCTGATGAATTAGAGCAAATTGTTGTTCGTGCATCTGCTCGAAAAGGTACTCCATCTGAGTATGATTCAAATGCTATATTTCTGACATTACAGCCAGAAGATAGGATAATTGAAACTAAAGCTAATTCTGAAGAGGTTTCATTATTTGCCACTAAACTAGCTTCAGAGGGTGGCCAGGCTGAATTTATTTTTGGCAAACAAGCCTTGGATATAAGTAAGGCTCTTATTTTAAAGACAGCAAAATTGGCCGGAATGATTAATCCTCAGGTGAAAATTTCTAGTTTTGATTCCACAAAAGTTTATTTTATTGCCACAGCTTCAAATGGTTGTGTTAAAGTTCCAGTGAAAATTGAAAATGGCAAAGCTGAATACCCATCAATTGCTATGGCTTCTGGTGAGATAGAGTCTTTTGATCGTGAAGGTATCGCAAAACTAATTAGTAATGAAGATTTAAGTATGGCAGCTAACGCTTCTTCCTTAAATTCTGTTAAACCAAGCCAGTTAATCAACGTTGTTATAAAAGCTGCTCAAGCAGGTGACTATGCTGCCGTTGAAGAAGCACTTAATGTTTTAGACCAAAGTGGTGATAAGGTGGCTTTTGCATCAGCAGTCGATTCTTATCAAGATGTTTTAAAGGGAAATATTAAAACAGCATCTATTCATAAATGCAGCATGGAGCGAGTTAGCCCAAACAGTATACATCCCGTTTGTGGCCACACAAATTTGCCCATAACACAAGTTTATCAAGATGAATCAGGTCAGTGTCGTGCAAAAAGCAGACAGCATGAAAATCACAGCAATGATGGTGGTTCGTTTATGCACTCATCTGTTTACATCAAAAGCTAAGGAAAATAATGCTTGTTTCTGAATTATTAAAAGATTTATCTCAAAACATGAGTGACCCAAATAATGAGGTTTTAATTGCGGCTGAGTGGAATGATGAGCTTTTGGATCTGGTAGCCGATGCTCTTGTCGCTTGTTCTGAAATATTAAACTCAACTATCAAAAAAGCTTTAGATGTCGAATCCGTAATGATTGTTGATGTGCCAGACCAAGATTTAATTAGCGTTTTACAAACTGCCGCTTCTGCAATTACAGATTTAGATGGTAGTAACGATGAACAAAAAATTAAACTAGCTTCTGTTTTTGATGAATTATTATTAACTGTTTGTTCAAATAAATCTGAAATTGAAAACATCAAAAAAGCTCAAGCAGATGAATTAGAAAAACTTCGTATGAAATATAGAGTTGAAACTGGTGAAAAACTTTACCCAACAGCTCAAATATCACCTGATTCAAAACAAATTGGCGAAACAGTTGAAGCAATTAAAAAAGCCATCAAGCCTTATCGTCCAATGGAACATGCATTAAGTACACGTTATAGTCCTGATATGCCAGGTGTCTCCATGATAAGAATTGGTGATAATATCTACCAGTGCCCAGTGACTAAAAAAATATATGACTTTAAAGAGGGTTATACACTAGATAATGGTGATAAAGTTCCGGGTTCAGACGTATCACTACAAACAGATATTTTTAATTCAAATACTCCAAATCAACAAGCTTTTTCAACTCGTGAGGATGCGTTAAATCTTGATCGATAAGGAAAAGAATGGATTTCTCAAGAATTATAGACCATCCTGTTGCAGAAGAAATTGTTGATAAGTTAGTACACGGTACCACGCCAAAAGATGTTTCTGATTGGCTAAAGCTTAAATACGCAGGTAAAGACCAAGCTCATCTTAGGTTAGCTGCTCCATTTTTACAAGATTTCGTAAACGGAAACTTAAATCTTTATGAAACTTTGCGTAAAGATATAGTTAATAGTAAAGTTTCTCTTGCTCAAGAAAAAAAAGTATCAGCATCTTTATTAAACAATAAATCTTATCAAGAAAGATTGGTTGAGTTAGCTGAAGAAGAAGTTGATCTTAAAACTATGCTTGGCGATCTTTTAAAAGTAACCCGATCAAGACTTGAACAGGTTTTTGATTCTATTCAAGAAGATCCTTATGGTAAAGGAAAAGATCTATACTTAGATAGATATATAAATACTTTAGCTATGCTTACAGACAAATATGATAAAATTGTCAATAAATCTCCAGATCAGATAATTCAACATAATGTTACCGTTCAGGTTATGGATCAATATATGGGCGTTCTTCAAGAGTCAGTTAGAGAAATACTTGCTGATATGGAACCTGATTTAGCATTTTCTTTTATGGATAAATTAAATGCTAAACTTGAAAAAGTGCAACTTCCTGATGAAGTTAAATCCTTAGCTCAAAGTGATCGTTTGAAAGAAGCTAAATTACTATCTTTAAAATTGGCCGAACCTTATGAATGATTATATTAAAAATCTATTATTATCTAGACTTGATTTAGTTGAAAATAAGGATGGCTTAATTAAAACTTGTCACCTAATGAATCAGTTTGGTGTAAATTCAGATAATGATTTAAAAGATTATTTTTATATAACAAATAATATAAGAAAAATTGCTAAAAATGTTTTTCAGAAAACATTAGATGATAAAGATTTTTTAAAAGTTTCTTTAAGTATTTTTAATAATAGAGAATGCTATCCTATTAATAATATTTTTAATTTTTATAAAGCGTCTGAGGTTTCTTTAAATAAATCAGGCATTTCTATTACGAAAATAGCATACCCTCAGGGGTTCGATTCTTATAATGCTGATTCTCCCCATGATATTAATAAGTGGAAAAAAGCAGCTTATGCTATTGGTTTTCATATAAACCAAGGGCAAAATGAAAATTCAGCCATTCAGTTGGTAACAAAAAATTGGGACAAAATGGAACAAAATGATTTTAAAAGCTGGATAAGGTTTTATCAAGAAGGTGCTGATAAAAAATATAACCAACATAAAACTGCTCAAAATCGTTTTATGGAACTTGGTCAAGGTGCATTTTTACCAATCAAAAATTTGCAACCAGGATTCACTGCTCAGCGTGATTTTAATAATTCAGATGATTTAATCCATCAGTTTGAAATGAATCAAAAACAAAATCAAGAAGATGAGTCAATGAAACAAATTCGAGCATTAATTGGTCGGTTAAATTCTGCGGAACGCCTCGCTACAACATCAGGCATAGAAAAAGCTCTCGGTAACAAATATGAACCGTGGCTTCGAGCATTATATGATCTTAAACGAGAAATCCAAGTGTCAATGTTGAAAAGCAAAAGAGCTTCCCTCGTACCCGATATGGTAATACGTAAAGCTAATCAATTACTTGCTGCCGGTCATGCCGAACCAGCACGCTTAATGATGAAAATTGCTCAGGTTTCTCCTCCACCAGTAACACCCGAATTGTTAGATGAAAACTTGCCAGAAAGTGAATCTGGTGATGCGCCCATGCCTGAATTTGTACCAGATTCTGAAATCATGGACGAACCATTAATAGGCGAAGAATTGCCCGAAGAAGAATCTGATGACGCATGGGTAGAAGAATTTTTAAACGGGTTAGCAGGTAAAACAGAAACATATGAAGATACCGAAAATCAAGATCAAAATGATTCTGATGACTTTATCACAGTAAGCGAAGATGAAATTATTGGTCTCAAAACTTATGCTCAACTCAGTGAACAAACACCTCTCGCTGCTAAACCATTTTCTCAAAATGTACCAACTTCAGAGTCAAAACAAAATCGACCGCCACAATCTTCAGCACCAAATAATCAACAAATATTAACAAACTTAGATGCTAAACCATCTCAAACACCAGGTAATAATAACCCCCAAAATCAAATCGTTACCCTTAATAAACCAGTAAATGCACCAGCTACACAAGCTCCGCAAAATACGGATACACCAGCAAATCAAGGCCTGGATGCTGCTCTGAAAAGTATTACGGTTAAAGATATCGTTGATAGATTAGAAAAACTTCAAACCGTTTTTCAAACCAGAGAAATCAGCAATCAACTATCACTTAGTGATGCAGGGCTGAGTGCTCTTGGTTTATCTAGCTATTTTCCAGAAATTGGTGAAGCCACTGCGAAATCTCTTGATGCTAATCAATATTGCCTAACTCGTATAGAAGATGTTCTATCTAAACTTCGCGGTAGTGATATTACTCACGAGCAATCTTTTGACCTAGAAGGTAAAGAAAAAACTCAGGCTAAAGAAAATGGAGCAGCTCTGGTTTCAAAATTAAATGCCGAAAAAAATAAAGAAGATGAACGCAAAAAAGCTAAAGAAATTGCTCAAAATGCCAAAGAAGACATCGCTATTGATGCAATCAATGAGCCAGAACTTCCAGTCTTACAATCTCCGGAAATTTCACCATCTGAACAAATTTCAAACAAACCCGTTAGAATTGTACCTCCAACAGCAGCTAAAGTATAATGGATTTAAAACAAATTCTCTCGTTAATTAGTGAAATTGCTAATGAGTTTGGTATTTCTACACCTTATATTACTGGCGGTGCTGCTAGGGATAAGATTGCTAAACGTCTAAATAGATTAGAAGATATTGATGTAACGACAGGCGACCCATCTATTCAAAACTTAGCAAAAGAATTAGATATGCGTTTACAGAAAATGAATGTACCGCATACATTTCAGATAATGTCAGATCATTCTAAAATTAAATTTCCAAACGAATTAAAAATTGATTTTTCTTCTAATTATAATACTCCAGGAATTAAAGAAATATTAGAAAAATCTAATATTAATCCTACACCTATGAATCGCGAATTATTTTCGCGTGATTTTAGTATTAACTCCTTATTAATGGATATTAATTTACAAGATATTCATGACCCGACAGGATTTGGCATAAAAGATATTGAAAATAAATTAATACGAACTAATTTAAGACCAGAAATTACTTTGGGCCAAGATGCACGAAGAATAGTTAGAGTTATTTATTTAGCTGCAAAATTAGGATTTGAAATTGATGAACCAATTAAAGAATGGATAAAAAATAACCCAGGTGATTTTTCCAAACCACCAGCTAGTTATACTTCGGGTAAGTTAGTAAAAGCTTTTGAGTATAATGCAAATTTAACAATGAAACTTTTAGCTGAGCTAAATTTGCTTCCTTATGTACCATCAACTCAAGAAATTTTACCATATTTAACCGGAAGTCTGAAAAAATCTCAAACTAATGATATATTAATTAAAAACTCTCAAGATTTTTTTTCGAACTATGATTACAGTTCTCCTGCTATAAACGGATCTGAGCCTCCTCCTGGCGGAGGATTATATTCAAACATGGATCAATTTTCCAGCACAGAAGATTTTATTAAAAACAAACGTAAAGCCAGAAAGAAACAATTAAAAAAGATTAGAAAACAGAATAAAACGGCAGAAAAATTAAGGTTATTGAATATAATAAACAGGGCGTAAGTGAAGTATATTTATAAAATAGTAAATCAAATTAATGGTAAAGTTTATATAGGACAAACCAAAGATTTAAAAAAAAGATTTGATAGTTATAAGTATATTTCTAATAGAGGATCAAAAAATCCATCAGTAAAAGGGTATCATTATATTCATAAAGCATTTAATAAATATGGTATGGATAATTTTATTGTTTATGTGATCAATTCTGCAAATACACAAAAAAGAATAGATGAATTGGAAATAGCATACATAGCTTATTATAATTCTACAAACCATATAAATGGCTATAATTATCAAGCTGGTGGCCAATGTATTGTCAAATATAATTGGACAGATGAGCAAATTAAAATGGTAAATGAAGTTAAAAGACTTTATTTAAAAGAAAATTTACCTTATGCTAAAATTGAAAAAAAAGTTAATTTAAAAAGAACAGCAATATCTAAAATTATTCTTGGTCAAACATTTAAAGATATCATAACAATATATGATGAAGAAATTAAAGAGAGTATTAAAAATAGAAAATATGATCCTAAATCAAAATTATCAAAAACTGATATACAGTTAATATTTAAACAATATTTTAAATTTAATTTGCGTTTTTCTCAAATAGCTAAAAATTTAAATATTAGTGTTGCTAATGTTGGTCGAATTATAAATGGTGAAATGTGGAAAAATGAAGTGAATCCTTTTTTTAATAATAAAAAAAGTTCGTTTTTTAGAAAATTAACAATTAATAATATACCTGATATAAAAAGATTATATTTTAAAGATAAAAAAACTTGTGAAGAAATAAGTAAGTTATTTAATGTTAATAAAGTTATTATTAATTCAGTAATTTCTGGAAAAAAATGGAGCCATATTTATAATGAATTTGAACCAGGCTTGCCTCAAAAAGAAAATACTCGTGCATCTAAGTTGCATAATGAAGATATTATAAAAATAAGAAAAATGTATTTTGAAGATAAATTATCATATGTTGTTATTGCTAACAAATTTGCTGTAAATAGAAATTCAATTTCTAATATAATTAAAGGAATAACATGGAAACATATACCATGATTAAATTATCTATCATTCGTGATAATACAGGGAATCCTTGCCCTTTTGGTTTATCAATTCCTTTTGCTTGTAAAAATGCCGGTAATATAGTTGATCATATGGTTCCTCTAACTGTTCTAGGACAAGAAGCAAATGAAGAAGAAATCAAAATGTTATCTCAGGCTAATCAACAACTTTTTGATTTTCAACACAAATCTGAAAAATGTAAGTTTTCTAACATGATTATGGGTAAAGCCGTCGATTGTACTTTTGATACCGAAACTCAAGGAGTTCAATCTAATAATGCTCCTATTGGTTCTCCATTTTACGCAAAACCCTACGGTAACGTATCTCTTGATGGCTTAAATGTTCTTCCTATCGGGGAGAATCGTGACAGTAACATGTCTCGTAATTTATATTATGGTATATTCTCCCTCCTCAGATCTGCCAAAAAATCCGAAACAATAAAGTTTTCAAACTATATATCCTATCTCAACAACAACTTTATCTCACTTTCATCAACAGAACAAGCTTTATTACGTGAGTTTGCAGCCACTTATAGTAATAATAAGGAATTAATTAAGACGGCTTCAGATGAGCATATTGATAGAATTTTCGAAATATTAAATTCTTGGAAGGATTAAAATTATGAGTCTTGCACCAATTTTTAAAAAAGCACAACAAACTCCATTCACTGATCTCCTTGGTGGACCAGATTCTAATCCAGCCTTTGATATGGCTTATGATATCGAGGTTTCCGAAGATCAAGAAGTGAAACTCGAACCGGAAAGTATCGTCACAGTATTAGTAACAGATCCTGAAGATGAAGAAGAAATTATGGAGACTGTTGAGGAAATAGTTGATGAGGACCATGAGTCAGCATTTTCTTTTACCCTTCCACATCTCCCAGGTTCAGATTTTAACGTTTCTGATGAAGAAGAAATTGTTGTCGACGAAACTGAAATAGAAGATGTTGAAGTGCAAGAAATTGATAAATGGGATTGGAAAGGTCACGGTCTTGCCAATTATCCAGGTTGGTTGCAAAATATGAGTGATAACTGCCCTCGTCACACAGGTAAAGATCTTTCAGGTATTGAGCGCTGTATTGCTTATTTTAAAGAGGTTTTAACAACAGTATCTAAAGCCATGAGATCTGATATTAAAGGTGAACTTACACCCCAAGCCATAGCTCAAGTTGAAGTTATCCGTGATGAAATGCATAAAGCTGTTGAGCGCTTGGAAGAACGAGCCGATAAAATTGAATCAAATAAATACAAAAAAAATAAAAGTAAAGCTAAAAAATCTGATTATGATGAGTCAAGTATCGTAAAAACTGCTCAGAAAATTACAGGAATTGAAGGATTATATGTTTCGGTGCCTCTCTTGATTTATAGCTTGGCTCGCACATGTATTAACGGTTCTGTTTCTGCTGGTCACGATATTGATGACATGTTTATCAGATTATCAAAAAAATTCAAACTTACAGAACGTGAAAAATACGAATTAATATCAACAATTGAAAATATGGGTTGGGCTGTTCGCAGAGATAGTGGTTCATTTGCCGGTGAAGACATAGAGGCTGGCTCGGAAGATAATTTCTCCTTTTCTTCTCAATATAATGCTTAATTTTTAGGATAAATAATGTCATTCAAAATTACTAGACACTCAGGTGAATATGAAAAAGATTCTAATCTTGCTGGTTGGTTAAAAAGTTTCGTTAAAGATATTGAAACGGTGGCTGCTGCAAGCCCCTCCACACCTGTCACAGCTATTGATAGGGCGAGAGAGCGTGAGCGTGAACAAGAGGCTTATTATGCTTCAGCTCGCGGAGTGTTAGGGCAAACAAAACGTTTTAGCAGTGTGGAAGATGCCGTAAAAGACATGCAAGAAAGAACTGGTTTAAATATATATCTGGGTAAACTTTCTAGTAAAGAAGAGAGTAATGTTAAAAAAGCATCAATGGAAGTTAGTATTCCTGCAGTATTACAAGAGTACGGATCATTAGCTGACAACGTAGATATTTTTCTAAATAATATTATAAAAACTTATCAAAATGCTTCAGTGATTCAATTACAAGATGAATTATTAACAAATTTTCGGAAACTAGATTTGAAGGCGATATATAATGATGAGACGGTAAAGTACTTAAGTGATAAGATTTTACAAAATAAAAAGCCGGGACAAGTTCAGTATAATTCTGGGTTAGGTTTAGATTACTCTGCTGATTTAGTCGGTGAAAACAGCGATTGGATGGCTGGATTAAGGCCTGGAGGCAAGTAAGGGTAAAAGTGAATGGAAGATATGGGAGAGGTAAAAGATAAAAAATGTAAAGATATAATTTATTACATATATAAAATTGTAAACCAAATTAATGGTAAGATGTATATTGGGTATACGAATGATATAAAAAGAAGAGTTGCTGAGCACATAAAAAGTTCTCGCCTTCATATATCAAACACAAACTGTCAATATATACATAAAGCTATTAAGAAATATGGTTTTAAAAATTTTACTCTAAATATCATTAATTGTGCTAATACTAAAAAACGCATTATAGAATTAGAAATGGCTTATATAAAATATTATGAATCTTTTGGATTACAAGGATATAATTTAACTAAAGGTGGAGATGGAAGATCTGGTCCATGCAGTAAAGAAACAATAGAGAAATTAAAAAAATATAAAGCTTCAGATGAAGTTAGAAAAAAAATTAGCGAAACTCATAAAAAAAATAAAAATAACGCTGGTGCAAATTCTTTCAGTGCAAAACTGACAGATTCGGACATTCATGAAATCAGAAACTTGCATTATAATGAAAATTTATCAAATGTAGAAATTGCAAAAAAATACAATGTTAAACCTTGTAGTATTGGTAAAATTATTAACGGTTTAACATGGAAAAATGTTTCAATTAATCCTTCCATACAAAAAAAAGTTGATCAAATTAATAAATATCCTGCCAAAATAAGAAGAAGCATTAATAGCCATAAAACAAAATTAAATGTTGATGATGTTATAAAGATAAGAAAATTTTATGATGAAGAAAAATTATCTTTAACTAAAATACACCAATTGTATCCAGAACTTTCTTATTCAACTATTTGTTATGTTGCCAGAAGAATTTCTTGGAAACATGTATGAAAGATATATTTTTTTGGGAATAGCTAATGTTAAAGAATTATCTGATATATATAAGGTTACACGGGCTACAATAAGAATGTCAATTGCTGGTCTAAGCTGGAAGCATGTAAAATAATATGACAAATAATAATGATACTTTTAAAAAATTTAAAGAAAGTCTATTAACCATAGACCCTGTTACTTTTTGCGAAAAACACTTCTTATTAGATGGTGAAGGTTTTAAGTTGCGAGGAAATGGTTTTAAGCCGTTTTGCGACATATATAGATATATTGGCATCAAGGCATTAGAAAAAGATAGCAAACCAGTCGTATTAACTAAAGGAAGACAAGTCGGGGCCACCAGTATGGCCGCCAATCTTGCACTTTATTTTATGACATCTGGCCTATTTGGTTTTGGAAGGCCACCAATTCGTTTAATACATTGTTTTCCAACACTAGTTCACGTATTTCGTTATGTTAAGACCAAACTTTCAACAACCATTGCTAGTTCCATTTCTGACGATATGACTCCGGCCAAACCTGGGAAAAAGAAACTGTCTTTTGTTCAGGAAAAAATTGATAAATCTTCACAATCAAATGACGCTCAGCAGTTCAAGCAATTTCTTGGCGGTAATTTTCTTATGTGTGAAAGTACAGGAGCTGATGCGGACAGGCTTCGAGGTGGCACTGTAGACGTAATTTTATATGATGAGATTCAGGATATTCCAAAGTTAGCGATTCAAAACGGTAATAAAATTCTTACTCAGGCAAAATACGGACCAACTGGCAAGGGTGTTCAGGTTTATTTGGGCACACCGAAATTAAAGGGCTCGTACTACTGGGAGATTTGGAATAATTCTACTCAGCAATATTATCATTTAGGTTGTGAGCAATGTGAAGAATATTTTCCTCTTTACACTCCTGGGTCAGATCTTTGGGAGAAGATTTGGTTGACAGGATTTATTGTAAAGTGTCCTCATTGTGGATGTGAGCAAGACAAGAGAGATGCCGCTGAGAGGGGGAAGTGGATAACGGATCGACAAAGCGATGATTACAAGTACATTGGTTTTCATATTAACCAGTTATATCTTCCTATATTTACTAAGGAAGATATAATAGCGATGAAGCCTGAAAACGATCAGGAGATGGGTGAAATCACTTATCAGAATGAAGTTTTGGGAGAGTTTTATTCTGGTGATGCTTCTCCAATTACGGCGGAAGAGATTAGGGACAAGTGTGGTGATGCTGGGAGGAAGATGACTACTCAAGTTTTACCTAGCGATAAGATAAATATTTACGCTGGTTTCGATTGGGGTAAAAAGGCAAGTCTTTCTGGGGATAAGGGTCAGTCATATAGTTCATGTGTTGTACTTGCAGAGCAAGCTGGAAAGTTATCAATAATTTACACGACTTTATTAAAGAGAAATAATTTTGAAGAGAAGCAGCAAGTTGTAGAAAAGATTATGCGTCAATATTCTGTAAAGTGGGCAGTTGGAGATATTGGTTATGCGAATGATCTTACGGAAGTTTTATCAAACAAGTATCAAAATTTTATGGCATCAAGAGCTGTTGGAACATTAAATGCAAAAATTCGTTGTGTTGACACTGGCGATAATGGCACAAAAGAAATTCAATTTGCTCGTGACTATCATTTACAAGAAGTATTTGATTTGATGAAAAGAGGTTTAATTAGGTTTCCGATGGGCGATTATGAAAAAATAGCATGGTTAATTTCGCATTGTTCTAGCATGGAGTTAAAAGTTACAAAATCTGCGGTGAATGAGCCGATAACTCGTTTTTGTAAGGGAAGCACTCCTAACGATGGTTTAGCAGCTTTAGTTAACGCTTATTTGGCTTATAAGTTTGATAAATCGGGCGGTTTTGAAAGCAGCAAGGGTAATTTTTTAACCAATACAGATAAAGATGACGGTAAAATTTTAGCAATCACAGCCTACTTACCACATATCTAAAATTCAAGGTTTTTATGTCAAAAAGTGAAACGTTTCTTAATTCCAGAAATTTACCACCAGCAATCTCTGCAAACATGTGGAAGCAGGTCTCGGGCACTCGTAGGGAGGGTTTAGAGCAAGAGGTAATGAATGGGACTTTTAGAGAGTCGGTAACAACAAACACTCATTATATAAATCAAAATTTAACATCTACATCGGCTGGTAATGTTATTGGTATGAAGATGAAGAAATCAGCATCAACATTTGGTGGGGGGTCTGGTGGTGGTGCATCGAGTTCAGGCTGGGGCGGTTCTGGCGGTTCTGCAATGCAGACAACGGAGGTTTATTCTCCTTTATGGCTGATGTCAAATTTAAATCTTCCAAGAGATTTAGCGACATTAAATGCGTGGTCAAGATCATTTTTTGCTTTAAACCCAATTGTACAAAACGCAATTTCTTTACATGCTACATATCCAATTTCCAAGTTAAATATTAAATGCAGTCACCCTGATGTTCAGAAATTTTTTGAAGAAATGATTGAGGAGATTGGTTTACTAGACATCTGTATTCAAATTGCTCAAGAATATTGGGTTCTTGGTGAGGCATTTGTTTATGCTGATTGGAATGAGAAAACATTAAAGTGGGATCATTTATTACTACAAAATCCTGATTATATGACAGTACAACGTTCGGCCGTTGCAAATCAGCCTTTAATCAGTATGCGTCCTGACGAGAATTTAAAAAGAATTTGCAAAAGTAATAAGCCTTCTGATAAAAAACAGCGTGAATTTTTGAGTAAAGACATTGTTGATAAGGTTCAAAAGGGTCAAAATATACCATTTAGTAATTTTAACATGTCACATTTGGCTCGAAGGATATCGCCTTATGAAACACGAGGGACAAGTTTAATTGTTAGTTCGTTTCGAAGTTTGATGTTATTTGATAAAATTCGTGAATCCAAATTTGCTCAAGCGGATAATTTAATTAATCCATTAACATTAATTAAAGTTGGTGGTGGAACTGAAGGTTACAAGCCGATGCCTGCTGATTTACAAAAATGGCAAGAAATATTTGAAGATTTACAGTATAACAAAGATAAAAAGTTAATCACACATGACGGTGTTACTGTTGAATCAGTTGGTTTAGGTGGTGGTATATATGATACATCAGGAGATATAACTCAACTAATGAAAGAGATTTATATTGGTTTAATGGTACCAAGTGTAATTATGGATGGTGGTGGCGATATCACTTACGCTAACGGTGGTGTGGCATTAGATGTATTGCGACAGAGGTATTTTTCTTTTCGAGAGATGTTATCAGCGTGGTTGCGTGAAAAAATATTTAAGCCGGTATCTTTAGCTAATGGTTTTGTTTCTTATGAAAACTCAAAAGAGACATTAATTGTTCCCGAGGTAGAGTGGAACCATATGAGTTTGTTTGATGTTGAATCTCATGTTGGAACGTTAAAAGACTTATCTACATCAGATAATCCAGCAGTATCACTACACACTTTATTCACATCTTTAGGTTTAGACTATGATGATGAACAGAGAAAAATACGTCAAGAATTAATTGACAAAACAATTGTATTAAAAGAAAAAGAAGTTCTTGGCGGCATGAACTTATCAGAACTTAGAGGATTAAGTGCTCAAGATGAAATTACAGAACCTGAACGAGGTGAGCAAACAGAAGAGCCACCATTACCTGGTGAAGAATCTGGTATGGATTTAGGCGGTCTAGGAGATTCTGAAGTCATGCCTCAATTATAACAGTAAACTGAGCATAATAAGCCATTATATTATATTAATTGGAGGTTTTCTTTGTCAAACAATAATTACAACGATTTTAACAAATTAGCTCAACAATATGGCTTAAAACACAAGGTAAAGCAATACTTAACTCCTAGTGGTTGGGGTCGAGGAATTGCTGAACATAGTAATTCATCTTATAAAGATAAGATGGATATTTTGCGCACACAAGATCAGTTAATGCGAGACATTGTGTTAGGTAACAATGGAGACCAATCGTTTAAGTCTTTATTAGGATCTGCAAATATTGCATTTAAAGAGGATCGTTATTTAGATGTAACTCATTGGCTTTACACATTAAGCGGTTCTGTTAAAAAAATGATTGAAGCCGGTGCAGAAGTTCATGATTTATCACCTGAACAATTAGGTGAAGCTTATAGTGATTACACAGATGCTGATTTAGATAAAGATTTTTTTCAAGATGCTAATGATGGATTTATTTCTAATGCTGGTGTAATGGATTATTTGGGCAAAATGTTTGGCGGAAGTCAAATAGAAAAAATGTATTGGAAAAAAATACGAGAAAGAAAAATAGCTGTTCAAGCATTGTTAAGAAGTGCTGATACTTTTTTTGGAATTGTAAATCAAACTTTAGATGTGATGGGAACAGCTCGTGCTCAAGGTAGTATCGCCTCGTGGTTAACTGGCTATCAAAGAATAGTAAAAGAATATAATAAATTTTATTCAGGCTTTAAATCAATTTTTGAAACACATTTAAAAGAGCTTGTTGATTTGGCTAAAAAGAAAAAAGATGCTGAAAAGCAGCTTGCTGATCAAAACAATAAAAAAAGACAAGATGAACGTACTAAAATTCAACCAAGCAGCACAACTGTTCCTGCCAATTTTGTTTCTCAAGATATTGATGAACAACCAGATGTAGTTGAAGTAGGTGGTGATGTAAGCTCTCCTAATTCTGGTATTCTTAATACTATTGAACAAGTTCCTGATGAAATCATTATAAATGAAGATGATTTTAAAAAACAAGAATTCAAATCACGTCCACCAACTGAAAAAGAATTAGAAGAATCAGCTCGTCGCCAGAAGTTAGTTGCAGATGAAGAAGAGGAGAAGCTTGTTAATAAATTAGTTTCGCTAATAAAAGCTCACCCTGAAAAAAGAGATGAATACATAGCGATGTATGAGGCTGGTGATTTTTCATTTTTAGAAGATGAAAAAAATGAAGTGATTGTTGATAAAAATATTAAGCCTGCTATTGAAAAAAGTATTACAAATCAAAATGTTATTGAAACAGTGCAGCAAGAAGTTTTAGATCAAAAAGAAACTAATAAAGTTGAAGAACCAATGAGTGTTGATCAGGTTTTAAATGATGAGCCTTTAGAAGTAGCTCCGGAAGAAATTCCAGAAATTATCCCTGAAGTTAAAGAAAAATTAAAAGAGTCGCCTAGAGATTTGGCTCAAGAAATTGTGAACGAAACAAGTAATGATTTTGATGATGCCTCCGAGGAAGACTCTGAAGAAGATCAGATGTCAAATAAAAATAATTCTGACATTACACCAAGTTTTGACAAAAAAATTACTTTAGTTATGCTGCCGAAGCATGGTCTAGATAATATGGAAGAAGAAAAAGTTAAATTAGAAAAACAGCTTGGTACAGAGGTTGCTTTTGTAACCGAAAAAAGCGCAGAGATGGTTGGTGGAAATTATCTTAATGATAATTACGACGTTGATGTTAAATCATATACGGAATTAACAAAAACGAACAAAGATCTTGAAAAAAACGTAGCTAATCTTGATGACCCTGATTTTATAAAGTCATTACCTAGGCTTGGTAATGGCAAGATTTGGGTTGGTAAAATTATGGATGAAATGTTTAATCATCTTAGTAAAAAAGAGCGGGGTGATGTTAAAAATAAGTTAGTTAAATTAAATGAATCTATACCTGAAACAAGTACTCAAACACAGCCAGATCCAGTTACCACTAAAACAAACCCTATTGCGGCTTTTCAAGATGATGCATTAAAAGTTGAAAATCACACCAAAGCTTTAGAGTCTTTATATGATAAACCATTTTCTGAAATAAAAGAAAATGTTTTTAATTTATTAAAGGATCCTAGTTATATCGAATTACTTCCAACTAATAAAGACGGGTTGTTTGATTTTAACTTAATTAATAAATTTCCAGAAGCAATTTATGGTGGAAATTTTTTCATTACTTCATTAAGTGCGTACAAAAATAAAAAAGATCTTTTAGATCAAATGAAACCTTTAAACACAAAAAGTTCATTTTATTTACAAATATTAAAAATTGCAAATAATAAATTTTTCGATGATTTAAAAAATGTTTCAAGTAAAAAAGAAATGATAACAAAATTATGTGCTCATTCTGAGCTTATTGATACAGTTGATCCTCAACTCAGCATTAGATTACTTCAACAAGCAGTAAAGTTAAATAATGATTAATTTTCAAATTCTTAAAGAGGCTTCCGAGGTTGATTCATCTTCGGTAATAAAAGTTGCCGGAGTAACCAATCGTTTACTAAATTGGTTTCAAAGATTAACTTCCAAAGATTACAGAGATAAAGTTAAAGATTTAAAAAACGAATCTGCTGCTGTTAATTCGTTGTTGCCAGAATTAGGCAAGCATGTCAAAAAATTACAGATAGCCATTTCTGAAGCTGACGTTTATGATTATGAAAAACAATTAAAAGAAGTTAAGTACTTTTCAGAATTATTAAACAGAGAGCTAGAGCAATTAAACTTAGCTGCTAATTTTTTATTAGAACCAAAAGCTATCCAGCAAATTGAGGAAAGTGTACAGATTTCTGAGGATATCCCTAACTATATAACTCCTAAAAAAATTCAAAATAAAATTCCCGATATTTCCGAGGAACCATCTGCTATTAAAGAGGATGTTCCAAGAACGTTTGGAAAATTTATGAAACCTTACAGAAATATTGATTATCTCAATATTTTACCTTTTGTGTTTTCTCAGAATTCTAAAATTAAAGTTAAAACCCAGCTAGAGATAATGTTAGCTAATGATAATGACGCAGGTTCTCAGTTGTTAAAAACAAATTCTGAAGCTCAAAAAAACTTTGTTGTGTTTTTAGAAGAATCTATTAAAAATGGTATTGTTGATAGTATTTATCCAATGACTAAAGAGGGAAGATCTAATCAGAATTATATAGAAGTAATCTCGGCACCTTTTAGTATACCTAAAGTTGCTTTAAAATTTAAAGCTGTTGTTTTATTAAATGAAATACCTAGCAAATCGGTAAGTTTTATTCGTTTAAAAAAACTTTCTCATGAACCAATTAAAACATCTGGTAGAAAAGGCATTTTGAATAAAATTGCTAAATTTGAATCGGTTGTGGCTATTCCTGGTTTAGGAAATAAATCATCAGATTTTGTAAATAAACTTGTAGATATTGGTAACAGATTAAATATAGATCCTTCCTATTTGGCAGCCGTTATGTCTGCTGAGAGTGGTTTTAATCACCAAGCGGTTAATTCAAAAGGAGGAGCTACTGGTTTAATTCAATTCATGCCACGAAGCGCCAAGTCTTTAGGAACATCTACCGAAGAGTTAAGAACAATGTCAGACGTTCAACAATTAGATTATGTTGAGAAATTTTTTAAACCATGGGCTGGCAAAATAAAATCTGCTGGCGATCTTTACATGGCTACATTTTTACCAGTATTTGTTGGAAAATCAGAGGATACAGTAATTGCTCAAAAAGATAATCATAATTTAATATCTTCGGAACCAGGATTAACTTTTGATAAGGTTTATAGATATAATTATGGCTTAGATATAAATAAAGATGGTACAATTACAGTTGGTGATGTGCAATCTAAAGCAAATAACATTTATTCCAAAGCATTAAAAGCAGGATCTATTACAGCACAAACCTCTTCATTAGAAAATGTTGACTCAGAAGAGTTTGATCCTGAAGAAATGAACAAATTGGTTTCATTTTTAAATGTTGCTAATACAAGTTCACTTGGCGATATTGTTAAAAACGCAATATTAAAAGAAATATTACCTCAACAAAAGTTTATTATCAATATATTCTCTTCATTTGATAAATGTGTTAAAATTAAATATGCATCAGTTATTCAAAAAGAGTTAAATAATTTATTAATAGAATCAGATTTAAAAACTAATGATGATGATCAAATCGTTGTTATTTGCACAGCTTTTGGAGATTATAAAAATAATAAAAATGTAATTAAGTCAATCTGTCTACTAGCATCTGATTGTCTAAAATATAAATATAATATAAAGATTAATTCTCTCGTCGAAATTTATAAAAATAATTCTTTTAATAAAATATCATCTTCAACTATTAATATAAGTGAAACACAATTTATAAAAATTGCAGCTAAAATAGACGATATTAAAACAAGATATCCGGATTATAAAGAACAAATTGATTTCTTTTCAAAAAACGATCAAAGTGGAACCAATAAATATCTTGAGTGGCAACTCAAGATATTTATTTCCAGAC